CGTTCCGCAGGTTTCGCAAGGTTTCGGAGGTCGATCTTTTAGATACAACCCCAACCTTGCTCTCTCTAACTTCGACTGATAACTGCACTCAGCACTGCAGGTGATTGCGCGAGGACTGCCGTAAAATTCCTTCTTGCAGACGACACAATTCTTGGGTGGATACTTTCTCCCAATCCTTCTGTTCCGCCATTTGCGACTGCATTCCTCACTGCAGGTTTTTGCTCGTCGATCTGCCTGGAATATTTCTTTGCAGACGATGCACGGTTTCGGATTGACCGACCGATACTTCAGTTTTTCCTGCTCTAGTTTGTATTCTCTGCTGCAGATCTCTCCGCAGGTTTTTTGTCGTGCTACTAAAGGGATGTACTTCATTCCGCACATCACACAGATTCTGGGAGCGTTCCATCGCTTCTCGCTCAATCCTTCTTCTCCTTCCTGTTTTCGTCCCACTCCCAAAATCCGCAGGAGTGCAAGGGTGCTTCATCTGCCCCAGTCACTCCACACATCCCCCAGATATAAGAGGAGGGCAGTCTGAAGTTCCCCGCAGTCTTGTAGTGTCGACAGTTGCGGCACTGTCGATTCCCCGTGTGCGGGTAGCTCATCCTTTAATCCTTTCACAGTGACGACATCGAGCATGGCCTGGTTTCCAGTACGGCATACGGTTGGGCTTGTGCGTTTCGCACTGCCCACAGAACAACATGCTGGGTTTTGAATCCAGCTTGTCCAACCTCTCTCGCAGTCGTTCACTCAATGGTCGCCTGGTAGTCCCATGTAGCGTCATTAAATACATCGTCCCTCCTAGACAGTTTCTCTTCCATGCTGATGTCTGCTGGTTTGATCGTCTGGCATTTTGGAATATGACTGGGCTGATCCAGTCGTCCGCACCTTGGACACTCATCCAACAGGGTTTGATTTCGTTTCGTTTCTTCCAGACGTTCCTGGGCACGACGCACAGATGCCCAGTACGATCTGTTCATCCTGCGAGTTTCTTCCTTGAATGCCTCAAATCGGGCATTCATCTTTTCGGCATGAGTCACTTGGATTTCTTCATCTGTCGGATCTTCCAACGGAGGGTGATGTACTTCAGTCTGATCCACCAGTACGCACGACGGAGGATCAACTGCTGGGACGGTCTTAAAAGGCGGGACTTTCGATCTGCGATCTGCAGATCAAACAGATACTCAACACGAGACATTGGAAACTCCATGTATTGGGTTGGCTCATCCAATGGGATGCAGAGTGACCGTTGCACGTTCCTGCGTACAGACTGTCCACACCATCAATGGTGATTAGGTTCTGCACCCCAGTGGAAGCCCAGTTTTAGACCTGTGTAGGCGGGACCACGACAGCACACAGATCACGGCACTGGGAAGCCGGTGAGGGTCAGTAAGATTCCTCGATTGCTTTTTCTATTTTTTTTGCTTTGGGTGGTTTTTGCGGGACAACCCTCCCTTGATGTAAAAGGAACCATTCTTGACGAATTAGTTCTTTTGCTTTTTCAAAGTCTCCATCTGATTGCAGAGCAGCAAATGAAACGGCAATAGCTGCAATGACACTTTTGGGAGTGCGGTCAAAGTCTGGGAATCCAGACATTAATTCATTTGGTAAGTTGTTTAGTCTCATGCGTCCTCTTTATGGTTAGTCCGCCAGTTCCGACATCTGGCGGATCTGTTTTGAAATGCGACTCTCCTCCAACTTGCGGAGAGTGCGAACGGCAGCAACCTCTTGGTCTGCTGCAACCTGTTTGGAGATGATCTGCATCATCTCCTTGATTTCCTTGAGATCAGATTTGATCTCATCAAGTTCAATGTCGGTCATAAACTTTCTTGAATTTTAGTGAATTCCTGTTGCGTATATAGGACTGGGGCATGTTTGTGCACTTGGTATCCACAAGGGATTTTTCCAGCCTTGCGGAGTCTGCGGAGTTTATCCACAGATACCCCAGTTTTTTTTGAAATTTCGTCTAAACTTATGTTGATTTGCATAGTCAATCTGTTAAACTGTTGATCAGTTTTTGGCGACACATGAAACGATACTTAAAAGTTAAGAACTGTTCAACACTTTTTTTATGGTTTGTTGTGAAAACATCAGCAAAACCTAGATTTTTAAGAAAAGAAACTTTTTGGGCCACAACCTTAAAAGACGGTTACAGATGAAGAAACTTATTGAAATTACTAAGAAAAAACTTGGATTTAAATATGACAGGGAAATCGCTGAAGCTCTAAATATGACCAAGTCAGGGTTTAGCCAGAAAATTTCGCGTGGTGATTTTCCATTTTTAGAAATTCGGCAGTTACTTGCTGAACGAGGTTTAGCAAGCGATTGGCTAGACGATTATGAGGGGGAAATGAAACCAGATTCATCGAATAACATGAATCCAGATGCATCCAGACTGAGGGATAAAGATCAGATCATTCAGATTCAAAAGGAGTATATAGAGACCTTAAAAGAACAGATTGAGGTCCTGAAGGATGAACACAAAAAAAAATGGAATCCGACAATCGCACCACAATGGATCAATCGACCAAGCAATTTGACGATATAGATCCTCCAAGTCAGTAATTACAGGCATTAGCTACCTTTTATACATATTGTTACAAAAGCGTTACCCCCCCCATGTTTGTGTAATTCGATATTTGTTTAATCAAACATGATCCGCAAAGACATTGTTTACGACAAAACAAACCGTGTTTTTACTGCGAACTTCCGACTAGACGGAAAACGCCACAGACCCACCCTGATCAGCAAAGAGGACTACGACCAGCTCACCGAGGAAGAGAGACAGCAGGTAGTTGGGACTCTTTGGCGCAAAGCAAAGGACAAGTTTGACCGACTAGTTGAGGAGCAGGAACGTCACGGACAGTATCTGGAACCCCTGCTGGAGGAGTGGCTTGCCTCCGTTGCCTCTGCCAGGGACTCCAAGACCGTCGATCACTACCGTTTAGACCTGCAAAGATTTTTGCACGTTGCTCCCCCTCGCACTGGACAACTCTCCTCCAAGGTTCAAGAACCCTTCTACGATCACCTCCGCAGTCTCGGCTTGTCCGATTCCTCCATCAATTCTGCAGTCAGATCCGTCAGGGTATTCGTCAAGTGGTTGGCAGAACGGGAATTGTTGAAGCATCCGGTCACGCTCAAGGCATTGCGAACCGTCAAGAAACGTCCGCAGTTCTACAGTGCAGAACAGATCAAGCGGATGCTGGACTACTGCCGAGAGACTGCAGGACGCAGATACCACTTATTATATAGAGCAATTTGGATCTTGAGTCAGACAGGCATGAGGGGAGGGGAACTGTTGAATCTGAAGTGGTCAGAGGTTGAGGAGAAACGGATCAAAATCGTCAGCACTGAGACTTGGCAGGTCAAATCACGCAGAGATGCCTGGGTTCCCGTGTCGCCAAAACTGCAGCAAGAGTGGAATCAGTGGGAGAAAACAGGCGAGACCTGGGTGCTGGACAAGGGGAATGGGGATCGATACTGGGCACATCTGAACGAACTGACTGCCAGCATGAGGTTCGTGCAGACCAAGTGCGACTGCAGAGGTCCGAAACCGTTGCATGGATTTCGGGCTGGAGTGGCAACGGAATTATTGAGACAGGGAGCAAGTCCCGTTCATGTCCAACGGTTGCTCCGACATGAGGACCTTGCCACCACAATGGGGTATCTCGACCCTGATGCTCTGGAGATTGAAAATTTGGTGAGAAACCTATGATGCGAATAGGGAGGTCTCGACAAATCGAAAATCCCCGCGAGGCGTGCGCCCATCAGGACTTGAACCTGAAACCTACTGATTAGAAGTCATATAGAAAGTATGATTTCTTCTATAATATCAGTGTTTTGCAAGATTGAAAATGGTCAGTAAAGACAAGGTTGCTAGTCCAGAAGTCCTGCACCGTAGATCCCTCCGACACCCCCTAAGAACATATTTCGTCTAGCCCGTTCTTGAGCCATTTGGTTCTGAAGTGCTGTGTAATTTTGCAGGTCTCTGAACTGCTGTTCTATGGCATCTTCACCTTGTGCAGTCATCCGTGGCCCTAACTGCTCCGACATCTGCCGCATGTTATTGCGTTTGAAGTAGTTGGACAACAGATCCACACCTTTTGCTGCCATATCCACAGGACCTGACCTCATTGCACTGATGGCTTCCTGGCTAGTCATTCCTCCCAGTTCATCCTGAGATGCCAGACGTTCTGCAGTTCGACTGTTCCCCAGCACATACCCTGCAGATTCACTCATCCTCCGTTCTGCATCCATCTCCCTTTGAAACTGTGCATACTTCTCAGGAGTAGGGAATAGGATCTCAATACGTCTCTGCATGTTCGGAGAGGACCAGTCTCTGGTTCGGTCTCCCGCAATGGCAGTCTTCTCGTTCATCTGGTCCTTCAGTTTCTGAACAAACCCTGAACGCATGGCATTCATTTCTGCCTCTGTTCTTCCTGCCACAAAATTCTGCAATCGTTCTGGAGGCATTCGGGGGATCTCCGTGTATCCCTGCAGATTCAGTTCTTGCATCAGTCGAGTGTCATACCCCGCTCGTCGTAACTGCTGGTAATCAGGACTGTCAACATCTGCAGCATCCATCATCTGTGAGTAGTTCTTAGACAAGGATCGTCGTTCTGCACCGGAGACATATCCAGATTCCACAGGTCTTCGGTCAATCATATCTCCCACACCTTGCCGAGTATCCTCAATCTCTCTCAGTGTGTAAGGCCCTGGTCGGATGATTCCTTGATCTGTTCTGATTGGTCCTGTCGTTGGTTCTCCCGCCCGTCCATAATTTTGCTGGATAGATCGTTGAGCATCGGCAAACCGTGGATCTCTCTCATAAATCTGCTGATAGACCGGACTCCGCATCAAGTCGTTCTGGATTGCCTGGTATCTTGGAGACAGTGCATCTCTGGTTTCCTTCATCTGTTGCGCAAACAGTTCGGGATCTGCTCCGACTCCCATCCCTTTCTCTGCACTGCCAATCATGCGATCCCGTTGACCTGCCTGACGTTCATACAAGGCATCACTGACCTGTGTTGCGGCAGGCCCAGGTGTCGTAACCAAAGAATCTGCAGTTTTCAACAGGTTGCGTCTGCCTTGATCCAGCAGCATGGCATCCTGCCCTCGTCCTGCACTGACGAACCTGTCCTGCATGTTCTGTCGCGCAGCCTGGACTGCGGCATCTCCTACAACTCCATAGTCATCTTCCAGATTCTGAAGAATTTGTCGGAGTGCTCGATTGTTCGGGTTGTAGTCATTGCGTGTGGATGGGGGTCCAACGGTCCCACCCCCCCCTGATCCAGAAGTCATTTTTTGAAGTGCTGCGTATCCAAAGTCCATTGCTGGCGTTGTCACACTGCTCAGTGCTGCACCGACTGTCATACCTGCCAGTGGGTCTGTGCCCTGACCGTAAGATGTGATTCCTCCTGCAATTGCTCCACTTCCTCCTGCAGCAGTTGCTGCTCGTCCAACATTGCGGATGGGTTGTCCTGTGACTGGTTGAAGTGCCTTGGGGCCTATGATTTCGCCTGCTTTAGATACAAAGGGAATTCCTTCAGTAAGCAAATATCTTCCTTCTGCACCACTGCCCATCAAAGAACCACCGAGGTTGATTAAACTCGTTGCAGTGGGGTCCATCTCTTGGAATGTCTGGCGTTCCTCGTTGATCTTATTTTTTGCTTCGTCATAGGTTTCATCTGTGACCAAGGTACGGAAAACTGCTTCCAGTTCGTCTCCCCATTCGTACAAAATCCCATTGGTCAGTTCCCTTGCAACGGCACCTGCAAACTGAGGACTCCATTTGTCACCAAGTGCCTTTTGGTATCCTGCTTTTTTGGTTTGTTTGTCGATGGAGTATCGAACTGCTTCCTCAAATCGTTTGCGAGTATATCCCTTTTGCCCCAGGTACTCGTCAATCTGACTTTCAGGAATTCCTTCGCTTCGGGCTTTTAAAACTGATTTCAGGATTTCTGGGATGGTCATGGCCTTGGCTCCAAAAGATAAGCATCAGGGTCTTCGGTAGTACCTTGGAGTGCCTTATTCTTTCGGGCTTGTTCCTGGTTGACTGGGTTTGCCAATGTACTAGGCAGTTGGTAACTGTTGGCAATATATTGACTGTAGTACGCCAGAGGGTCGTAGTTGAACAAGGTTGCATCTCCTGCATAGCTTCGGTATGCCTGCTCTCCTGTCTGACGCACAGTCTCAATAAAGTTTTCCTTGTTGCGGATTGTCAGAATTTTGGTTGGATCGTTCAAGGCACTTTCCAGCAGGTCGTAATCATTACCGGAAAGGACCCCAAGTCCATAAGCATCTTTGAGTTTCATGATGGCATGGATGAACTTGGACCTGAGTGCAGACAAGGAAGGATCTTCGACCAATGCCTTGTACTTCAACTCAAGACTGTTGCCTGGGATCTTCCTCAACTCCTGCAGATAAGCGTCAATTGCTTGAGCTGCAGCGCCCTTGTCATTCATGGCCTTCAGTTGATCTGCTGTCATTGGTTTCAGCAGGACACGGTCTCTGCTCTTTGTGGCCTGATACCCTGGATAGTCTTCCGGTCGGTAGTTGGCAAGAGACTGCGGATCTTGGAGGATGATTGTGCCTGACATGGTGCTTGAGTCTTTGGGTTGATCTCCCTTCTGGGCTTTCTTCAGGTTCATAATCTTCTGCACAGAAGCAAAACCACTGTCGGTGTCTCCTGACCTCTGGACTTCTGAGAGTACCAAGTTCCGCTCTATGTCGGTCAGTTCGGTCTGTGTGCCCAACCAGTTCTCAAATGCTGCGGTACTGACCTGCTCCGGTCCTCGGTTCTTTGCAGCATATTCATCCCGCATAGCCATCACATCCTTGTACTTGCTCTCCTCATTCTGTGCATATTCCACCAGGATTTTCTTCTGGTCAGGAGTCAGGTTGTCACCTGTCTGGATCTGGTTGATCAGTTCCTGACGTTGTCGAGTTTCCTGACTGGGTGCAACCACCCCTTCATAGATTTCGTTGACCTTCTCGGCACTGAGGTTGTTCAATTGGGCCAAGGTCGTAGCATTTCCTTGCTGCAGTTCCATAATCGTTAGGATCTGCTCTCTCTTCCGTTGTTCTGCCTGTTTCTCTGCTTCATATTGTTTCGTGAGGTTGGCTTCTTCCCTTGCAGCGCGGGCAGCAGACTCGTCCGTCAGTGCCATCTTGTACATCCGGTCCAGTTCCATCTGAGACCGTTTGAATTCTTGATCCAGACGATCCTGTTCTGCCTCACTCAACCGTTTCTTCGTCCCACCATAACCCTGAACGAACCCACCGAGACCCCTGGCAAGTGCAGATCCCAGCGTCACATCATTCGGGTTGGTGCTGTACCGAGGTGCGGACATCAAGCCAAGTCCTGCCTGCAGCAACCCCATCCGAGTGGGATCGTCGTACCAGGAGGTGTCAGATTCAGGAGCATCTTCGGTGTCCAGCAGTCCGGTAGTTTGAACTGCAGAGGTCTGTGTTCTGGCAGGCAATCGAACATTGCCAGTGCTGGGAGGAGGTCCCATGCTGGGAGGTGTGATTGGTTGGACAGGTCGAGGTCTGGTCTGTACTGAACTGAGCGGATCATAGTTCGCAGGTGGTCGTGCTCCCCGTGTCTCTGCACTCCGGTTCGTTGGGATTGCCTCCCTCTGGCGTTTGTCCCGATACTGCCGGAACTGTCTCTCAATCATCGATGCTGGATCAGAGTCCAAGGTCTTCGGCAAGTTCGGCATCATGGCCTGCTGCAGTCTTGCTTGGTCCAACTGATCCAGATAGTCCAAAGCATTCGGAGAGTATGCAGAGGCAGGATTGGATGGATTTGCGCCAGACAGGGCACTCAGTTGAAAGAATTCTTCGTCTAGGTAGTCTTTCCATCCCTGTGGGTTAGGATACCCCATATATTGTAATGCCATCAAACTCTCCTAGTAATTAAGTAGACCCATTGCCAGTGCTGCAGGGAGTGCGTAGGGTGCCGCTGCAGGGATGCCCGCCAATGCCCCATAGGTTGCCAATCCTGCACCTGCTGCTTGGGGCAATCCTCCAGAGGAATACCTCGGTTGTGTCGTCGTGACTATCGAACCTGTGGCTGGACTGATCGCAGCATTCCTGAGATCAATCTGTCTACCTGGATAATCCAACTCTCTATTGAATTCAGAGAAGATGAAGTCGAGATCCTGTTGATTCCGAGCATCACCTGCCCCACCTGATGCAAGCAGGTCTGCAATCCGTTGACGACGATCATTTACACCCATCTGAGTCAGGTTCCCCAATGCTCCTGCCCCCTGAAGATTAAGTGCCCCTGCTCCTTGTCTGAACTGCTCGGCTAGTCTGGCCTGTTCCACTGCCAACTGATTCCCTTGCCGTTGTAAATCTTGTTGCAGACTCATCACATCTCGATCACTTTGTGCCCCTAACCCCTGTGCAGTCAAGGCACCCTGTGCGTCCAGTCCTTGCGCTGCCAAGGCCCCTTGTGACTGCAACCCTCTTACATTTTGGAGGTCTGCTGCAGTTAGAGATTGGCCTTGGAGATTGCCTGCAGATTGATATCCTCTGAGGTTTTGACGGTCAGATGCAGTCAACCCTAATCGTTGCAGTTCTTCCTGCTGTGCGAGATTTGCGGCAGTGTTGAACCCTGCAGACCGCAGTTCTCCAGAGGTCTTTGCTGCTTGGTCCAGTGCATTTCTTGTATTTTCTGCACGCATCAAGGCTTCCCTTGATCCCCCGAATGCTCCAGACTTTGCTGCTCCTCCCATCGTACTGAGGTCTGCCATCTGACGGGCACGGTCAATGTCTTTGAGACTGCTAGAAACTACTTGGTCTGTAAACGGGTTTAGGAAGTCCTGAACCCGATCCTGAAAACTGCGACCTGACGTATAATCGTTAGCACCCAGCAGTCCTTGATTGGCATTGCCATATTCAGCAGAACTTAAATCAGCATTCACATTCCCCAAACCACTGAGAACATTATTATAAGAATTTGCTTGGGGTCCGGTCAGATTTAGTTCTGCAGGGTTGTAGCCTGACTGATAATTCGATAACCGATCTGCAACCCGAATTGCAGGGTCATAGGGATTGCCCTGTCTGATCCGTCCAGCCAGCAGGTTCTCCCCCTGCAAGGTTCGGTCAGACGGTGCGGCAAAGCGTTGACGATCATAGGCTTGGAACGGGGTCATCTGGGAGGGGTCGAAAGAAGTTCCTGATGAGGTTGTTGTGTTTTCAAAAGGGACGAAACCATCGGCAACTGTCAGTTTTCCCTGTCCTGCTTGAGCTTTCCGTACGTCTTCGGCAGACCAAGCACCTGGGGTGTTTGCATTATCGCCTGCATTGACCTGCCCCGCACCAGGGTTGATGTTGAAAGTGTCTGCACCACCTTGAAATGCTGAATCGTTGGCGATTGCAGTTCCACCTCCAGCATCTGCACGACTCGCACTCCTCCCTTGTGTCGTTTCCTGCAGATTATCTGGCAAGGAAACTGGCATGGACTGATAAAAACCATCAGGTCCACGATCGATGGGCATGTCAAACGTCCCATCTCCATCTGGATCACCGTAGTATTGAGTAATTTGATCACCCGATCCTACGACTGTACTATTGTAGGGACTTCCATCTGGCAGAACAAACCCCTGACCTGGTCGAAACGTCAGTGGTGTGTCAAACGTGCCATCTCCGTCAGGATCTCCATGATGGAACTGGCTCATTTTCTGAGAATTCAGTTTTCCTGTGTAGGGATTCCTCTGCGGAGGTTTTGGGGGTGCAGGAGTTACAGAAGTAGGAGACGGTTGGATAGATAAAGGGTTGAGTCCAAAACTGCCAACCTGAGAATTGGGTTGACCTTGGGCATTGTAGCCACGAATCCCAGAGTAATCCCGATCCAGTGTGCTGGGCCGATAGTTCGGATTCATGGTGTAATAATTCGCCAGATTCAGTCCTTGTTGAGCAAACGGGATTGCCCAGCTTGGTAGGTTCTGTTGTGTTGTCGTTTGCATCTCCGGTTGCCCACCACCTCCCAACAGATCTAATACATCACTGACAATTGGGATTCTACTGCTATTGCGTTGAGTTGATCGACCATTGTTTTGATTTCCGTTTCCATCTTGTCGGATCATAATTAACTCACTACTGAAGTGGAGAGATTCCCTGAGTTATCCGTCTCAATCTGGTAACGGGTCCCATTAGGGCTTACAATAATTAGTCGTTGATCTGCGTTTAATTCAACATCAGACCCTTTTTGGTACGAGGTCGTCAGCAGTCGAGCAATCTGCTGCAGAACTGGAGCAAAATATGATTGAAGGTATGCACCTGGAGGGTTGGGTAAAATCATCGTCTTCCCCCAATGTGTGTTTCAAATCTTGTATTTCCGACAGTCCAATCCTTGGCTAATTCCCCACTTACCTTGTAACGAATCTGACGACCCTGCAGTCGTAGATCAATTTCTCCGTCATCTTCTAAGGGGAAACTGCTTGATTCTGTTTCGTCTGCATCCGCAGAAACCGAGGTGAAGAAGGCAAAGTCAATGTCTCCTGCCGTCTGTTGATCCGAGTCAGAGAAAATTTTGGAGATTCGGGTGAACCGATTCCCACCCATCAGGTCGATTGCACCAGACTCTGCAACAGATAAATCTGTTTGTGTGGGACTGGTGCTTTCGTGCATGTAGATCGTGTTATTGCTCGGATCAATCCCCAGAGGAGCATTCACGACTCCCTTATCAATCCAGCAGTTTCTAGTGATCCCACTGTCGCTATAGGAGTCATACCAGACATCATCACGATAATTATACACCACATAATAATTGCACTGCCCTGGAGTCCCCACAGTGCTGGAAGCCCACCACCAAACCTCTCCAAATTGAGAATTTCCTCCAGCGTAAATCAAACCCTCCTGTGTCCAGTCAATGGTTCGCAGCACTCGATCCTGAATGGGACAGGGCAACGTCCTCACATACCCATCGTATATCCAGAAACCACCTTTATTCAGCCACGTTGTGATTTCTGATGAGCTGTGAATCGCATACGGAGAAAGGACCCCTGAGTTATCAGATAACCGTTGAACCCCAAAGACCAATGGGGGTCCCTGATAGGTGAGGAGATGAGTATCGACATCGGTCCAGATGAGTACACCCCCTTGCACCCGTTTGCCTGTGACAATAAATCCTTGAGTTTGCAGGGGCAAATCTCCTGCACTGTTGGTCGCACTCGGAGTCCAAACATCTACAGTTTCCTGTGAGGACCACCGGATATTCCGAGCATCCCCATCTGCACTTAGGGCCAAGACGTGCCTCTCTTGAGTCACGACCACTGCAACAGCAGTTGGCGCGTTCTCCGTATATCCGTTTACTGTGGTGATGTCCTCTGCATCGGTGGCGACATCCCCTTCCCAGTAAAACAAACCTTTATCTGAAGCATGGGTCCCGATCAGGTTCTCGCCAAAATTGTCTAGGGACCAATGAGCTTTGCGGGTATATGTGGCTGTGCCAGGTCCACTGTAGATAGACCCGTACTCTGATTGACCATAGAAAAACGAACCATATCCTGCACGGAACTCAGCATCTCCTGCGGCCTGGTATCCTGACGGAGTAATGTCATAGAATCGTTGCCGTGCCTCCGTTGGAGTCACCGTCACCGTGATATTGGTTCCGGTTGCTGTACAGTCATTGGAAATCGTGATCGTATTGGAACTGACTGCCGTGATTAGAGAATTGTCAGGGATTCCGGTTCCACTGATCAGATCCCCCACCTCGTAAAGTGTGTCATCATCCACAGTAATCTGATCACTGTCCAAGGTTGTGTCTGCCGTGGCATCAGTAAATGTGCTAGGTGTTCCAATGGTTGCCGCAAAAAGTTTCCCATAGTTTGGACTGCCTGATCCTGCTGTTCCTAATGTCAGCAGACCAACTCCCACATTATTACGCCACTGATGATGACCTCGGACCTGAGAGTCCAGAGTCTCGGAATGCCGTGACAGGGGGAGTGCTTGCCAACCTCCAACAGGTCGGAGCCGCCCATCACGGAACCGAACCAAATTGCCCTTCCACCATCGTTGCTTGACAGATCGTGCAGTGCCATCCGTAAACCCTGGAGGAAGCTGCACCTCTTGGAGTTGTTTAGCCATTTTGCTTCTCAGCTTCTTTCATTTTTCTACGCCACTGCCGGAATACTTTGATCCCAATAATGATTGCTAGCGGAGCTCCCAGTGCCCCTGCAATTCCTTCGGCAGCCCCAGTGTCCAGCATAATGTCCACCACCCCCCAGGCTTGATCTTCTACACTCATTTCGGTTGTGGCAACCAACTCATCGGTGACGACAGTGGTGACTTCTTCCGTCACAGTTTCGGTTACTTTATTCTTGATGAAATCCAGTAATATGTCTTCATTCATCAGTAACTCCAGCAAGCGTATTTGTCTCTTGTATCAATATGGATGAACCTCTGATTCCATTCGGTTTTAGGAGACTGACAGACCCCAATCCCCTTGAATCCATGCTTGATTGCCAGTGTAATGAAGGGGACGACATCCTCCCCAGCAATCAATACATCGAATGCCTGCCCACCATTTCCGTTTTTCCCGTGATGGTATCCTGGCCCGTTTGGTTTTAATCTCTCACGTGGATGGGAAGAACTTCTAAATGCAGAGGACAACCGGATGGGCTTCCCCCACTCATCCCGCAGTGCCTGCAGTCTGTTAAGCGCATCTTCCTCGATCTCGCACTCTCCAGAGAATGAGCATTTCAGTTCCTCACGACTAAAATTTTTTGACGAACTTACCGACATCACATCTCCTTGGTAACGCCACCGCAGACTTGGGCAAAATATAGAGATCGTTCTTCTCGTTCCTCGTCACTGAGACTTAGCAACTCAGTGTGTGTGTATTGCTCTCTGAACCTATCGATCACACAGGAACATCCCTGTGATGCTAATGAAAACGCAAAGTTAAATGGCATTCCCTGTCTCTCATAATTCGGGATCATCCTGCTCGTACAGTTGCCTGTCCAGATGAATAAATAGTGAGTTTTGTAATCCAATTCTGTAGCAACTGCTGTCGTACTAAGGAACAACAGAGGGAGCAGGAGTTTCACCTTTGCCCTTTATTAATGGACTCTTCCAGTTTCGTGATTGCGATCTTCATTTCCAGTAGCGTTGAGTTTGTTTCCTTTAGAACTCCAGTAAGAGCCTGGTTTGACTCCTTCATCAAGAGTCTCAATTCTTGGTCTGCGAGGTCATCTTTCGTCAACCACTGGGTCCGTTCTCGTTCAAACCCTTTGAGGAGGTACACCACTAGCCAAGCAGAAAAAGCTAAAGCAGCAGTCACTACACCGACCTCGTTGATAATCTGTACTATTCCTGTTGCTTCTGCTGGCATTGCTCGGCCTTTTTTTAATCAGTTCTAGGTTGGTTAGCGGAAGATGGCAGCACAAATCACATCAACATCAACTAAACTGGATGATGTATCTTGCCACGTGTTACAATAAGCTGAAGAGCTATCAACTGGGCTAAGACCTGCAGATCTATTAGTAGAGGAGGCTCCCGGAAATATTGCTGACACTACTCCAGAATAATTTGCATCCGGCATTGCAGTTGCAAGGTGCAAAGTGTATTTACCCTGACCTCTATCGGTAATACTCGAAACATTGTGACTTGCCTGTATTGCAACCGTCCCTGTTCCATTGAAATGGACCCAAGCACGGCACAATCCACCAGCAACAAGTCCAGGACTCAGCACTTTGTTTGACTTGTAGAAACTAATCGGTTCCCCTCCAGCAATGCCAACACTATCCGTATCTAATCCTGCTGAGATGACCACTGAGCTAGCACCGACAGACGAAACCGTTGTGCCTGGTGTAATGCCCTCACCGACTACATAATCTCCTGCGGAAATTCCGGAGACAGATGCCAGATTGATTGTTGTTGCAGTATCAGAATGAGATCCGCTGAATGTGGTATGCGTTCCTTGAACTTCTGGTGTGCTAGCGTAGTGATTTGACAGATCAACAGCACTGGCTAGGGTTGCATTATTTACAGTGATCGTACCATTAGACTCACTGGCAAAACTGGTTGAATTTAACTGAATGTCACCTGCCATCTTATGCCTTTAGATTTTTTAGTTCAGTGAGTGTCGTGCAGGTTTCCACCTGTGCTGGCAAGTCTCGAAGTACCTGTTTCTGTGCTACGATCTCAGCCGTATTAGCACCTGTTTCCAATGCCCTCTGATACTGCACATCCAAGTCCTGCAGTTTCGGTAGTCGTTCCTGTCGCAGACGATCTGCTGTAACCGTTTTGGCTTTGTTAAAGTTTACGGTAATCATTATTCCCCATAGCCATCAGGTTGACTGAAATCTGCTTCCCAGGCTGCTCTGAAAGACCTGTCGTAATTCCCATCGTCATCTGTTGGTAAATCATCCGTAGTAATGTATTTAAACGGTTTCCCACTGGGTACGTCCTTGACTGCGATTTGTTCTACAGTAAGCCCAGTGTTTGGTGCTGGATGAAGAACAGAAATGCCACCGTCATCGTTTGGGAAAATCACTATTCTGTTTGCCATAATTAACTCACTACGTTAAGAGTGCCTGTTGTGTCGATATTGACGGTCCCAGTAAAATTTGCATAACCGTGACTGATTACTAAATAACCTGCCATAGTTCCACTACCACTAAAACTTGTGTTGCCAACATACATTCTATTAGTACCACTACTAATCGCTAGCGAGTCCGATACGGTTGAAGAGTGTTCGATGTACGCACTTCCAGAGCCACCACCACCGGACTGATCCACGAAGCTCAGATTGCCGCTCCCATCGGTCTTCAATACTTGATCTGCGCTACCGTCTGCCGTAGGCCAAGAAAGCCCGTCTAAAATGATTTTCCCTGTGGTATCGGGAGTGATGATGATGTTCCCTGCAGAAGCACTGACAATGCTGTTCCCATTGACATCCAGGTTGCCACCGAGTTGCGGTGTCGTGTCACTGACTACATCCGAGATCCCACCTGTTGCTGCTTCCCAAGCAGTTCCACCTGTCCCATCTGCAGTCAGAACATATCCGCCCGTAGCATCAGTAACCCCGTTATTTGATCCGAGATCAGCAGCATCTAAAGACGATAAACCCGTGACTCCAGTGCCACCATTGGCTACCGGAAGAACTGTGGAACCAACATTTGATGTTAAATCAACAGAAGTTAGGTACGAACCTGCCGCTTGAACTGTGCTTCCAATATCTGAGTCAACAAGAACGTTTGATCCGCCATTTTGGAGAGTGCCTGTGAAGTTACTCGTGGTTGCGTCTAACTTGGCAGTATTGGCATCATAGGCTTGTACATCCGTTCCGATAGCTAATCCGAGAGAAGTTCTTACGGTTGCTCCTGATTCAACAACCCATCCGGTTGCAGATCCAACAATGAAGTTTCCATCCGCACTCGACAGTCCTGCGATTGTAGATAAATCCGCATCATAGGCTTGAACCGAAGATCCGATGTCTGAATCGACCACTACATTAGACCCCCCATTCTGGAGAGTTCCCGTAAAGTTTGCTGTGGTGTCATCGTACTTAGCCGTATCAGCGTCATACCCTTGAACCGAAGACCCGATATCCGAATCGACAACTACGTTGGAACCACCGTTTTGTAATGCCCCCGTGAAGTTTGCAGTCGTATCGTCATATTTAGCAGTATCTGCATCGTAAGCCTGGACATCTGTTCCAATCGTTAATCCAAGAGACTCTCTAGCCGTAGCACCAGATTCGGCTACCCAAGTAGTGCCATTGCCGACAATGAAGTTGCCATCCGTAACGGCAAGAGCTGCGATCTCACCCAGCCCAGCATCGTAGGCTTGCACCGTGCTGTTGATGTCGCTGTCTACCACCACGTTGCTACCACCGTTCTGAAGCGTGCCAGTGAAGTTGGCAGTAGTGTCTCCATAGTCGGCATTGGTAGCGCTGTAGGCTTCCACGGTAGAGCCAATATCAGAATTGACCACGACGTTGCTACCACCGTTCTGAAGCGTGCCAGTGAAGTTGGCAGTAGTGTCATCGTACTTCGCGGTGTCGGCATCGTAGGCTTGAATGTCGGTGCCTGGCACTAGGGATAACGTGGCCTGAACCGCAGCCGCATCCGCATCATCTAAGATGGTCCTGGCAAAAGCGGTGAGGTCCGTGACGGCGTAGGTGTCGCTAGCCGTCGTGTAGATCATCTTGTTGGCGGCAGTGGTCAGGCCACTGATTGACTGCAGTCCTGCATCAAAAGCCTGCGTGTTCACATTGATCTGCAACCCAAGAGCAGTCCTGGCATCACTGGCAGTCGCACTGCCTGTCCCACCAGAGGCAACTGGGAGGGTGTCGGTTACGTCTGTAGTCAGATTGACTTGCTGCAGCGTGATCGCTTGACCGGATAAGGTCAGGTAATCCAAAGATCCTGATAGAGTCACCGGAGTCGAGTTATCTGTCCCACTGGCATCGACCCCTAACGTGGTCCTCAGTGTTGCACCTGACTCAAACTGAAACTCTCCTGCTGTTGAGTTGTAGACGAGTAAGGCATCGTCTGCGAGTGATGCGGTGTTTACGTCTGAGAGTGTTTGAACCGTTGAACCTGGGAGATCTGCATACTGCCATTCTGCATCAGTTGCAGAGTATTTGAGGATCTGATTATCGGTAGGACTGGCATCGTCATCCGTCAGAAGAATTCGATCAACCTGCACCTGGAGGGCAGTGTTGAGTTTTGCGTAGGTGATCGACCCATCTGCTGGATTCGTCGTGATGCCTGTGAGATCTGAATCGTCCGCCTTATCGTCGAGAGCAGTCTGAAGTCCTGAGATATCTGAAATTGAGAGTGTGGATGCTGACCAGTTTTGACCGTTGAATTGAAGGACCTGATCCTCGGCTGGTGTTGTATTGACCACATTCCCCAACTCCTCCAGATCCTGATCTGCAATCGAATCACTCAGAGTCTTCAGTTGGGTATCAATTTTTGTGAAGTTTGTATTTAGGTAACTTCCCCACTGATCATCATCAGATCCTACTGTGGGCAGGTTGAGTGCGTAGTTTGTCGTGGTGGTTGCCATCTCTAACTAAAATAAGGAGGTGACGGGTTACTACAGTTCAGTGTTGGGTAGGGATACCGTTTTTGTTTTTTACGATAAGTCAGCACCGTTCGCTCCCCAGCGACTGCACCTCCTGCAGGTAGCGTCGTGTCGCCTGCTGGTAGCCTAACCACTAACCGACTGGTCGAATCTACGGTGCTAGGTCCGGTGTACTTAATCTGTACATCTGCCGTACTTGTCGAAATTCTCGCTCCTCCTGTTGATGGAGAGAGCGCATAGGCAATCCCTCCGATTGACAGATTGGAGGTGTACACAAAATCATTCGTGTTTGACCCGTAGAATGATTCAAAACTATCTGTGACCAGGACCCCCTCATTGAGTAATGTCTGCACTAAGTTTTTGCTGCCATTCAATGCCATCTCGTAGGTTGTTTCCCATTTTCCACTAACCACGGCAGTCGCCACGGTGCAGTCCAGACCCCCTCCAAACGTATTAACCAGAGTGTTGATTTCCGAGGTCCCTGCACTGATCGCTGCAGTCCGAGCAGACAGAATCGTTGACGTGGCACAGGTGTCGTAAAGAGCAGAACTTAGATCCGACTCTGCCTGAGTCACGATAATGTCCAAAGCATCGACCTTATCATCGAGAAAATTTGCAAAGGTCGTGAAGTCTCCCGAACTGAAGAAGGTCTCGATCTCACTGGCAGTCTCTGGAGGAGACAGACCAAGGGCAGTCAGTTCAGTGTTAAATGCAGGCCAGGTGCTGACGGTGCTGTAGTTGCCAGAGTAGGGATCAGGCAGAATCCCAGAGGTGTTTGTGTTGGTCTGAGCAATATCCCGATCAATCTGCGCGAGAGTCGAAGTGCTGCCAACGCCTGCGGCATTGATCCGGTCTGACAGGTCTTTCAGCTTGGTTTCCAGTCCCTGCACATAATCATTCAGAATTTGCCCATAGGTCGAACCATCGGCATTTAGTGTTGGTAACTCCAGGTCTGTATAGTAGAGAGACGACTGTGGCATCTACGGCACTCCTAAAGCGGATTCTGCCGCAGTTTTTGCTGCAGCAGCATCAGTCTTTGCGTCTCTTGCGTCATCGGCAAGAGTCCCTGCTGATCCCACAGACCCGACGGTTGTTTCTAAATCACTGACTCTGGTCGTCAACGCAGTCAGGGTTGTATTGATCGATTTATTCGCCACACTAATCGCAGTCTCGGAATTGGTTTTTGCCGTGCTGGCATTGGTGCTGGCTTGTGTGAGATTGTACGCAAGACTTGGAGTTGCAGAGTCTGCAGCATCCCCAAGTACCTGATCAGTTGTGTAGACTTCATTCTCAAGCGATTGAAATGCTTGGTTTAATTCATTGCCCCAGGTGTTTTTAGACTGCCCTGGTGTCGGTAAATAAATACTGTAGTGAGTAGTCGTTGGCATCAGTTTGTTTGTGGTGTCCAGTTTTTGTCAGTCGGTGTCCGTTTCGTCCAGATCTCTAAGGTCGTATCTGGTCGCTCAGTCCAGTCTGCTGTCGGTGGTCCAGCCGATTCAAAATTGACCTTTTGCACATAGGGTCCAATCCCATATCGTTTTGTCCCATATCGAATCAACTCACTCATGACATGGCCTGGAAGTTCAGACTATGCCGTGACCCCTTCGTTCTCCTTCGATCATCTGATGCCTGGATCTCTGCGACTGCCCTCTCTGCCTGCAGTTGCCAGATCGTGATTCTCTCATCTTCTCCGAGGTACGGAGATGCTTGCATCAAACTGTAGTAGAGATAGGCATCAGGATGACTGCTCGAAACCCAGTTGGTTGTGTTCGATGTGCTCAGTGCTGGAATTTTTGCGTAGTAAAACATTTCGTAGGTGATCGACTCGGCAGGGGTGGGGATGATCCTGAGAGCATTGCCGTAGACGAAATATCTAGGATAGGAATCTGCCAGTCCTGCAATGAAATTGGCATCGGTGTATTCATTGATCGCATGAGCTGCAATTTCCACCAGGTCCCTCTCCTTTGGGCTTGTCATCCGCAGATGCCGCATCTCTAGGAAGTCGGAGGGCATCGATAGATACTGATCACTCGTCGAGATGTCTGCACGGGTGTACTGATTGGTCGTCCGCAGTTGTCGGTTCAACCTGGCTTCCGCCAACGTGATAAAGGTTGGGATCACACTCGTCAGGTCGGTACGATTCAACCAGTCTGCAATGTTGGATTTTAATTCATCAAATGTCATAGATGTCCTTCCCAAACTCGGAAGGGTTTGTTTGCATAGTCATTCAACCATGCTCGGAATTTTTTCTTGTCCCTGGTGATTCCCTGCTGTGCGAGTTGGTCGTAAAGCACTCTGGGGATCTCGGCAACTCTCTTCCAGCCAGATTGTTTGTTGGCAAATGGATCGAGGTGTTGGTGGTCTCGCAAGGTCTTGGTCAACTGGAGGGTTGGCTCAATGTCTTGCGTGACTTTGTGGTGAATCTGCAGGTTGCGCGAGTCTACTTCATCAACATAGAACTCACTCATTACATGTCCCGTATGATCAAGGATCTGTTTGGTCAACATAATTCCAACCTGCAGTCTGTTAGTTAAAAATTAGGAGGTTTCCAGATCAAAGATCCCACCATGAGCCGCTTCCTGAGTCATCTCCAGACCCATCTCCACGACCAGGTACTTGGTCTCAGCATCACTGGTCTTTCCAAGGGTACTTACCTGGAAATTTCTCAAATAGGAAACCTTCGCAAAATCGGGCGAGATCAAGAAAGCGTCACGTTCTCGCTGGAATCGATTTGGCATGACCTGAAGGTCCCCAAAATCTGTAGCAAATCCTTTATTTTCAGTTAGTTACGCTACAACTAACCCGTCACTCGTTGGTGACTGCTACCTGTTCCCAGGCAGAGAAGACTATATCATCATCCCGTAGGATGCCCTGCACTTCGGATCGCTTGATCCTACTCTCTTTCGAGATAGTCGTTGAACCTTCCCTTTCGGGCTTGGCTGCTGATTGTCCGTTCTGGAGTTCCCAGCAATTCACAGGGTTTTTCATTAACCAGTTACCTGATTAAGCCGCACATTTTACGGTTACGTTGCTACCAGCAGTGTTGGAATCAATCATCTCACGGGCAATAGATCGTCCGGTCAATGTTGAAACGACGGTCTTGTTGTAAGGTCCGACCATCAAGCGATCTGGTTCACCACCCTCCGTGTAGCACGATTGCATCACCGTGTTGATGATTGAGGCAGTCAATGCTCGCTGAACTCCAGAGTCCGTTCGGGCTGTTGAGCCTGGAGTCACCGGATCTGCACCACCACCATCAAAGTCGGTGTTGGTGTCCAACCAGGCACCAATCATTGCACTCGTTCGGGCTGTTGCCGCAGCACCATTGTTGCGGGCCTGGTTGCTCAAGAGTGCCGCTTCGACACTGCGCTTGAGTTCCTTGGTGCGTCTTGCCATCTGATGGGCCATCTGCGATGTCTTCAATATGTTCAATCAGGTTCGCTACTCCCTGACCCGTCCCATTCGGGACTGCTACCTGTTCCCAGGCAGTTCAGACTATATCTTCACCCGATCAGGGTGCTCCGCACTTCCACTCGCTTGAGTGTACGCCTTTCGGCTAGTCGTTGAACCTTCCCATTTCTGGGCTTGGCTGCTGATTGTCCGGTCTGGACTTCCCAGCAATTCACGGAGTTTTTCATAACTAGTTCCCTAGTTAAGCGGCAAGTCGTTCACCGTAGAGTTTGATCGCAGACTGAGTCCCTGTCACAGCTACTGCCCTCGACATGATTTGGCAGACGTTGCTGTTTCGGGTGGTCAGTGAGGCTGCTGCTGCACTGATGGCATCCCCTTCCAGGTCGGTTGTGGTTGAGGTTGCGGACAACTCTTCTGTGATCCACTCAAAGACGGTGTTTGAGACGTTGCGGGTCCCTACACTGTTGACGAATGGGGTCTCAGTGGGAGAGATGTTATAAACAATCTCTTTAATATCAATTACATCCTCCTCGGTTCCCGACGCCTTAATGTCATACGAGGTGGAGGCATTCGTTAGAAGTGCCATTGTGACTTACTCCAATAATCTAGATTACCCATATTGGGCAAAAAAATTTGCAGGTTCAACGCAATAACGCATCAAACACTGCAACTGCGTCTTGGTTCTTCCCAGACTTCTGTAGGCGTTGCATTGACTTTTTGAGTCGTGATGCACCTTCATCGGTTGGGGTAAAATTCCGGCCCATCTTCGGTGCTGTTTTCACAGTCGATTCAGGACTCTTCTTCAGTTGTTGCTTGGCCTGCGAGGTAGTCTTGTTCGCTTGCCAGGCTGAGTACAAAATTGCGACAAGGCGGGAGTCGTATGCTGCAGAGAGGTCTTGCTCGGTCAGACCAAATTTCTCTTGAGCAAACTTACGGATCTCGGCCTTCTCGGTCTTTGCGGTCTCTTTATCGGTCCATGCTGGAATCAACTCCAACAGATTCTGTCGTTCGGTTTCGAGATGCTGGGCAAACTGTTGCTGTTGCAACTGCTGTTGTTCTGATTGCAGGTACTGCATCTGCTGGGCACGTTCCTGTCGTGCCAACTGTCGGTCCCGTGCTGCATCCTTTTCAAGCACAAACTGAACTGGATCTTCGTGTCGCAGACGTTCCCAGGCTTGTGGATCTGCAGTCCAAGCAGGTTCTGGGATGTCCGGTTGCTGCTGAATCTGTTGGGCAAACTGATTGAGTTGCTGAACCCGTTGAGCATAGTCCTGTTGCAGTGCCTCGGCCTCTTTTCTTTGCTGTGCGAGTTGCTGGGTCTTGCGGGTATAGTCACTCTGTCTGCTGTATCCCTTCTGCAGCTCATCGAGGGAGACCTCGACCTCCTCCCCATCAATGATTACTTTGTAGAGTTCAGGTTCTGCTTGGACCTCTACTTCTTCTTGTTCTTCTTCTTGTGTGTCTTGTACATCGTCTTCGTACTCGTCTTGAGGTTCGTCAACTTCTTCGGTCTGCGGGTTTGGTCGAGTGCCAAGTAAATCATCGAACTTGTCAGCTACCAACATATCAGGGGTCTGGGGTGCTCCGTCAGTCTCTGCTGGGACATTCACGGAATCCGCATATTCACTCATCTAAATCACTCCTCTGTTTTGGTTTGTTTCTTCCTGCGGATACTCCGCTGGACCTGGGCGTTCAGTTCGTTCTGCAGGTTGGTTGCGGCATGATACGCATACCAGCAGTGCTCTCGATCTTCTGCAGTCTTACCGGAAATCCATTGCTGGACTAGGCCAGACTTGAGATCGTCAAATGCTTGCCTCACGGCATCTTCCTGCAGGATTTTCTTGGCAGCATCACCTATGCGTATTGTAGGGTCACTCATCTTCTGCCTTTCTGTTGTTTGATACACCTGCCGAGTTTTGCACAGACCTTTGGTGCTGGGCAGGTGGGACAGGGTTTGAATTTCATCGGGTTGGGCATGGGTTCCTTAAATTTTGAACGCAAAAATCCCTGCCTTTTTAGTTAAAAAAGCAAGGAAGTTAATTTGTTTCTAAGGGCTTTAACGTCGTACTTATCTAGGCCAAGATTGTAAACATCTTGATTGGAGAGGTTAATGATCTCATCTAATAACGCAGGGAACCGTCCACGGGATGCAGGTGGGTTGCGACCTTCCATGATCCTTGGATCATCTGGTCGGATATTTGATCCGGTGACCGTGTCTCCAGCAAATCCTCCAACTCGTCCACCAACACTCGCCACTGCTGCGGTGTTGATCCTTGTTCTTCCAGACCTAACACCGAGACGACCCTGTTCAAAAAATTCTCGGACTGGGTTTGATCTAACATCTGGATCTCCAGTATATTTCATGATCACAATGTCTGGTTCTCCCATTGTGGGATTCCAGCCAGTGCTTAACCAAAATTCTACTAAATCATTATACGCTTGTTTCCCATTTTTTCCAGCTTTCTCCATGTCCTCAATGAAAAATTCTCGACTAAATGGGATTCTGCCAACTTCAGAAAATCCAAACTTTTCATAAACTTTAGGAAGGAACCCTGACGGGTTCTCTGGTGTTGGGACTGCATAGGCATCAAGGACATTCCCACCTTTTGACAACGCCTTTAACATTGTGCCTGGTCCTCCTACCCCACTTGCCCCAGGTTCGTTGTTGAACACAGAAACAATCCGCACATCGTCAGAAGACAAAACCGGAGAATCAAAACCGTAATCATTTAAATAACTTTGACCATACTGCAGACCGAATCCAATTTTAGAATCCTTGCCTAATTGGAAAAGTTCCATCTCCCCAGATTTTATTTTTTTATTCAGATCCTTCTCTGAATATTGTGTTAGTGCCGCAGATGCTGGAGAAGATCGCAACTGGCGAGAAAAATCTGCAGGAGAAACTCCTCCATCATCTACCTTGGCCTTTGAATCTCGGAATTTTCCTAGACCTGCCTCAATTGCCAACTCTGCTTGTCGTGGTGAGCGTATATATTGATAAGGTGTTGCTCTTGTTCTACTGATCACTTCTTGATTGATCGTCTGAACAGGTTGAGACCTGTCGGCCAATTCCCAATCAATATTTTTGTCTAGTTTACCTGCAGATCGTTTTTCTCGATAAAAATCTGGATACAAGGCATCTGGAGCAACGGGTGCTGCAAATCGTCCAACGACCTCGCCTGCGAACCCCTTACCGTAAGAGTTGTGCAGTGCCTCTGTGTCTCGACCTAATCGTAAAGGAATCAAGTTGCCTTGTGCGTCTCGATGTGGTTTCAAGACAAGCATCGGTTGATTCTTTCTAGTTCCATGAAATTCCGCACTTCGAGTTTCATTTAAAATTTTTGAAATTGGCGGAACGTTGTATTTCTCAGCACCTGGTTTTGCCAAAATGTTCAAAATTTTTGCACGTTGGTCAAAGGTCATCTGTCCCGTTTTTTCATATGAACTGGGGTCTTCTAACCCAGGGAAGTCTGGCACTTGGACTCGGATCAATTTGTTCAATTCTACAATATCATTAGGACTAATCCGTCCATCTCGGACATATGCACCAACAGTCCGTAATGTGCTGTCCATCAATGATTGATTAGATTTATGAGCATCCTGACTAAGTGCATGAACAGTCACAAAGTCAGCACCTCCTTTTGTTGGAGGTAATTTACTTTGCCCTCCTAACAATGCTTTTTTAGGACTTGATGCCCACATAGAGGTTGTGTTGCTTTTACTGTTTGCAATTGCCTCTTCAGGGAATAGTAAAGACTCTCTGCCAGGTTCAACCACATACTCAGGGCCACCCATCATCGGGACAGGATCGTCAATCTTAGATGAGTCAATCCCTGTGTAAGTCTTCCCTCCAGTCGTCAAATCTGCCTTGATTGGAGCAATAGTCTTCCCTGGATAATCTGCAGGATTAAAGATAGGCAAGTCTTTGTACCGAGCAGGATTGCCTTGAGTAATATCAAAATAATTCTGTTGATATCGTTTGATGTCAGAGTCTTCTCCTGCCATTGCTTCTATTGGACTGAAAGGATCTCCAAGCAAGGCAGTTGGCATCATGGGAGCAACTAGACCCAGATAGTCCAGCAGTTCCCAGTCATCCAGCAGACCTGGTTGTTGTTGTACTGCTCTTCGTCTAGATCCGTACCTCTGAGGTCTCATGCGGGCATCTGTCCTGGTGGGGGTTGAGGTGCCTGGAACTGCTGTTCGTACAACTGCTGTTGTCTCACCTGGTCCACTCGTTCCAGCTCACGGTTTCGGGTCAGGGCATCCAGCAGTGGGGAGGCATCAATCGGTTGCTGGTACTTGAAGGAGAGTTCCTTCAATTTGAGGAAGAGTTCTGCTTCCATCTCGTCCCTCTTCCTGTCGTCCTCTCGTTTCATCTCCTCGGCACGTTGGGCAACCTCGAGCTGTTTCCTCTGGATCTCTGCCTGAGCCAGCATCTCCTCTGGTGAGGGTTTTGGTTCTTCGTTCTGTTGTGCAATCACTTGCTGCATTTGTTGTTGCAAGAGAGCTTGCATCTGCTGTGGAGGACGGAGGTATGATCCTGCCTCGGCACCCAGTCCTTGATCTGCAAAGAGACGTTGCAAAGTCTGGTAATACTGTTCTGGTCCGACGATCGGATTCATGGGTCCGTACTGGGCAATCAGCATCTCCTGTTTCTCCAGCAGTCCCAGCAGTGCTTGGCGTCTCTCTTCTTCAGATCCTCGTCCCAGTGGGAGGGTGATCAGCACATCGTAGTCTGCAAAACTCTGGGGATCGACCTGGACGAATTCACCTCGCAGTCTCATGACGGTCGGTTGGTCCATGTGCAACAAGGTGAGCTGCAGCAGTCTCTTGTACAACGGTTTGAAACCAGACTCGGCAATGTTTCGGGCGATCAGTTCCAACCTTGCCTGGGCTGCCTTCTGTGTTGCTGAAACGGCAATGCTCGTGGTGGACTGGAGATGCTCGGCATCAAGACCTTGGGATGCCTTGGAGATCCCTGTGCGGGTCTCCTTGACTTGATCCAAATACTGCAACAAAGGGAATGCGGCTGCTCCGACAAAGGGCATTTCCAGCATCTGGATTGCGCCTGCCTGTCGCATTGGAATCAGTGCCCCGACCTCGTCATTCGCCAGATCCTCCCAGTCCACAGCAGATTCCAGATAGGAGATCCTTGGCCTGGTGGACAGAGACAGAGAGTCCAGCATGTTCCGCATCACTGCACTCTTGATCCGTTGGATGTCTGCGAGTTCATCATAGAGAGACATGCCTCTCCAGGTGTGCTGTAAGGGATCTTTGCGGATCAAGAGGAAAGGGTGAGAATCGACAGGTTCGTTCATGATGATCTCATGAGCGTTGCCGATCGTGCAGATCCTCCGCAGTTCCGGCACTCCATCTCCGTCGGCATCGACACGCACGAAACTCTCAACGTACTGGACTAATCGATTGCTAGGGTCACTGTCGGTGTCGTCCTCTTCCCGCCAGTTCGGGTGCCTCAGATTCCATTCTTCGTTTGATCTAAAATCATCCTCGTATCCTTTGTACTCGATGATCGTTTCGTAGGGGTAGCCGAGTTCAACCAGGTCTCCGACTCTCAGCAGTTGTCGGTGCGCGACGATCTTGGCATCATCCAAGGAGGTAGCTGTTCTGTTGATCAAAAATTCTTCTGGTGGAAGACACTCCAGCCGGATCTTGCCCCGTGGAGTTCGCTTCGTCAGCACGACCGAATACAAACCTGGAGCATCTTCCAACTCTTCGCTTGACGTAACCTCATATCCTTCCTGCACAAACAGACCGATCTGCAGCTCGTCCAAGCCCTGCAGTTCTCGTGTTTGAATGTCGTACTGCGTCTCGTGCCAAACCTTGATGATGCCTTCGCCCTTGATCAGACAATCTTTGATGGCATCTGCAAAGACACTGTAGGCATTGCTCTGTTCCAAATACCAACTGACTAACTCTGTGGCTTGTGCGGCACCTGCGACATCTTCAGGTCCTCGTGGGATGAACTCACAGGATTTGTCATGACTGAAGAAGACCCGCATCAAAGAGGGGAGCATCGAGTGTACAGCATCATGGACTTCCCGACTGACGACCTGAGATCTGCCATCTTCTTCTGCAGGTGAGTCTCCACTGTCAGAGAACGGGGCACCGAGGTAGTACCGGAATGCAGAGGCACGGACTGGTGAGACCTCATCGTCAATGTGGTCCACAGAGTCTTGGATCGTGCCAGCAATCCAGGCTTTGAGGTCTTCTGCAGTCATCGGGGTGGGGGATTCAGCCATTTATTTCTTCTTTGCCGTTTTTGCGGATTGTTTGAATGCCTTTGCCGTTGGTGCGCCTGCAGATCCAGGTTTTCGCATTCTCTCCACTTTCACATTTTTGCCTGCCTTCTTTGCAGCTTTCTGTGCTGCGATTCTCTTTTTCTTTGCGTGGATGTTTGCGTAGAGTCCTGGTTTCATTTCACCATTTTGTTTTGTGCGACCAGTATTTTGCAGAGAGTTTGGAGGTCGGTTTGCCCTGGGCGTTGTGACGGGCATAGTAGGATGCTCGACGGGCCTTCTCCGACTTAGTCTTGGGATTGGACCCTGCACCCTGGACTCCCTGCTGTCCAAAGCGGATCAAGCGGACGGTGTCTCCTTCCTTGGCAAGCACCGCATGGGATTTCTTTGGATGGGAGGGGGTTCGCTTGGCCTTGTTGTACCCAGCAAACCGTTCGTTTCGGTAAGTAATTGCCATCTGTCTCCAGATAATTCGGATTACTCAGATTACCGGAAACTGCAGCAAGGTTTTGCAGGAGATGCAAGTTAAATGTGTGTTATTCTTCGTCCTCCTTGATCCGCGATGGAGTGGGACCCACCTGTCCCTGGTACTTCCCTCGGTACGGTCTCTTCGACTGTCCATGTAGATTGTGCATCACCAGTTGGCAGATTCGCATGTTGGGTTTCAGCAACACTGGAGCATTGGATTGGTTCACCAGCTCGAGGGTGATCTGTCCGGTGAATCCAGCATCAATGAAACCTGCATTCTGTACCTGGATGCCCAGACGTCCCACACTCGATCTCCCATGCACGACTGCGCACATGTGATCTGGAATCTTGATCAGTTCATTCGTTGAGGCCAACACAAACTTCTGTGGGTAAAGAACAAAGGTCTCAACTGGGGCCAACTTGTGGGGGTAGTCTTCCGTAATTGTGAGGTAGGGACGATCTTCCGGCAAGTGCGGCACCAGGTAGTCCTCGGCAAGAGTCAGATCCACAGAACAGGGCCCCAAATGGACATCTGAAGGGATGTAGCCAGAGTGGATCAATTCCATCAGTTTCTCGTCAGAAAGGACCATTCCAATTGCTCCTATATATATATGTATAAATTACTGGGGGATTTAGTTGGAATTTGGTTGGAAAAAGTTGGAACTCAAACCACTCCTCCCACATTCCTTCTGCGGCCTCTCTTCTTCCTCCGGTATTGCCCAGATGCGCCTGCTGCTGTACTCGCAAAGGTCAGCACCAACGAATCTGCAAAGTCTGTCGATCTGCCCAGACGTTTCTTGGTCTCGGCCTTCGATTCCACGATCATCTTCCCCGATGAATTGAACGAGTATCGTGGGGCCGTCAGGTCTGCAATCAGACTGTCATCATTCGGGATCTGCACCTCCTCGCTGAACCATTGCTTCGTCAAGTCCCAGAGTTCTGCACGGAGATTGGCATATCGGTCTGCCATTGCTGGACTCTCTGAGACGTTCACCCCTCTGGCACTGATGTCGAGTTCCCGCAGTCGGTCCAGCACTCCTGCCCCCAATCCGATACTGTCCACCAGGATCTCCTCTGGAGGTTCGTCTGCACTGTTCAGGAGATCCAGCACCCGTCCTGACAGTTCCATCAATGAGAGTTTCTTCCAGCTGTGCAGTTCGATGAGGTGTCTGCCCTGGCGGATGCAGAGGACACTCGCATCATCTCCGTACCGTGCGACATCCAGGCCCCAGACTACGGGGGTTCCCTCCGGTTGTTCGACTACTCGCTTGGATGCCTGCTCGACTGCATGCAGAGAGATCAGGGTGTCGTCCTCGGCAGTTGGAAACTCACCATATACTCGCACTTTCATCGCGTTGCTCTGGGCACCGTACTTCAGTTCCATCTCTTGGATGAAGTCTGGAGAGACCAGGGGAGAATCCAAGCAACTGACCTGTTTTGTCCACCAACTGTCCCGCAGTCTTGTGTGCGTTTCGTAGAAATACCCTGATGATCGGGTGGGGTTGCCGAGCAAAATTGTTGTGGCGTCCTTCCCAGACATCGATCCGTAGGCTGCCTCAAAGACCGACTCCGGTACTCCAGATGCCTCGTCGACCACCAGCAACACATGATCTGCATGGACTCCTGCCAGGGATTCTGGGGATTCGGATCTGCTCGTTCGGGCTGAGATGAATGCCTCGGTCGGAGAAGAACCCAGCTCAATCCGGTCGGACTTCATCTCCAGCAACGATTTGATTGGGGTGGGGAGTTCCTTGATCCAGCGCTTGCACTCTGCAAAGAGAGCATCGAACAACTGCGATGCCGTTGGTGCTGTGACCACGATCTTTACCGGATACCTTGTCAGGAGGAACCAGATCATGAGCCAACTGGCACAAGATGATTTTCCGACTCCATGCCCAGAGCGGATGCTGCACCTCCGCTGTCCCTTTGCCACGGCAGACATCACCTCCCGCTGCCAGTCCTGGGGGGTCACGCCCAAGAGGTCCTCGACAAAGAGATCTGGATGCCGTTCGTAGGTCAGGATCAGTTCACTGAGTTGCATTAGGGTGCTCCGAATAAATCAAGCTGGACACTGGAGTGATTACGGTCCCAATGCCTCGGAGCATTGAACGATTCAATCCGATCTATCAAAACCATTGCTCTGCCATGAATGCTCAATTTGTCAAATGTTGAGGAGTTGTTGAAAATGGAGTTGCTGCTCAAACTCAAGTTCCGACCTACGGCTGTAGAGTCTGCGGATGCAAAGGGAACCTTGCAGAAAATTTCTGGATGTAAAGCCCGTAATCCATGTAGTTTGATTGCAGTCTTCCCGTCCTTGTCTGTGATGCGGTCAAGGGCCTGGTGCAGTCGAACCCAATAATTCTCTGAATTTGGGGACAAACCTGCCGTTGTCCCAATACAAACTCTCTCAAATTGTTCTGCCAACCACTCCAACTTCTGCAGTGATTCGTTGAAATGCCAAACTGGAGTCCCTCCAGGCAACGGACAGTTCTCAATCAATTCATTGTTCTCATCTTCTGTCCCATCAATCACATCGGGAATGATCCAGAAATCACAGCACGGGTCCTTCAGATCACTGACAAACTTGTAGTAGTCTTCCCAGTCTGTGGTCTTGCCAGAGTTCCAGAAACTGTAGGCCCCATTGTCCAGCATCCACGACTGACAAACCTCTTGCACAATTGACAACTGTGACAGATCCGCATAGGACACACAGGCATGTCTGGACTTCAAAATCCTTGTGACCTGATCATCACTCGCGGCAATTCTCGTCCCGTGATAGTGAATCATTCTGCTGTGCGGAGTTTGTTGATTCCCAGACTCCAGATGAATCCACCCAGCAGTTTTGCTGCAAACTGTCCTGCAATGATCCAAACGGGGAATCCTCCGAATGCTAGCACTGGGAACAGGATTGAGTCGGTCAATGATCCCAGCAGGTTGGAGGAGTTGGAACGGACGAGGTACGGGTGATCTTTTAATTTGTGGTAGACGAAGGAGTCCAGCAGGGCAGAAATCCCAAAGGCTGCGGCACTGGCTAGAGCGATCTGCAAGGCGTCGAGGTTCAGCAAGATTGTCAACCCTGACCCTGCACAGATCAACAGGGCCATGTTGCGTTTCAGGTTCTCCTGCCAGCAGTCATGCAGGTAGTCTCTCAAAGACAGGTCTAGCCCAATCAACAGAAAGGCGTTGATGATCGAAACACTCGGACCAAACTCTAGGATCAGTAGGTTTGCAGTTACGATGGCGGCTAGGTAAATGATGATGGCAGTTCTCTGCATAGGTCTCCTTAGTTGTCCTTCAAATCGTCAATGATGATTGCGCCTTCCTCTCCCCAGATTTTCTCGGCAGAGATTTTCCAGATGCTGCTGTCGTCTTCGCGGAGGCAGTCGAAACTCTTGATGAAGTTGTCCAGATCCGGTCTCTGTCGGTGGGGGGTTGAAACCATCTGCAGGCGTTTGCGTTTGGACCAGGACTTCGGCATGGGGACGATGAACCTCACATGGAAGGCATCCGGCAGTTCCCAGCCATCGGATTGAGAACGCATTGCATCGGCAAATGCTCGGTATGCCAGCACCGAGGGTCTGGTTCTCCATCTGTCGGATCTGGTCATCCTCGGCTTCGGTTGTGGGGAAATTTTGAAAATTTTTAGCATCGGGGTGCCGTTCTAGGTTCTAAGGGGTACGGGGGGGGTGTGGAGGGGTGCGCCCACGCACCACCCCCTCGGTTCGACCACCCCTGGGGGGGTCTGCGAAAATCTGCGATCTGGACCCAGATGTTGCCCTTTTTGTTGCCCTTTTCAGTCATATCCTGCTCGATCCCAGTTTTTCTGCGGCATGTCGGTTCCCACCCTCGCCACCAACTGATCATTTCTATATGTTCGATAATGTTAACTTAACGAACATATAGCCCAAAATAACGCCTAAAGTTGTAGGAGAATCGAGCGTGCGTAATGTTAACGGGCATCTGCTCAATCCTTGGGCTTCTGCTCAGACTTGTATTCAATCTCCGCTTTTCTCTTCGCAATCTTCTTCATGGTGTCCAAGTGTTCCTTCCTCATCGAGTGTTCCACACTCACATCCTTTTTCATTCGCTCGGCAAGGAACTCAGGGTGATATTTGGCACAGATCCACTGTCTGGCACGGATAGATACATCTGCAGCTCTAGGATCAATCCGTCCCTGTTCACACTCTTTGGCAAGATACTCAATGTGTTCTGCATGGCGCATTGCCCTCTCATTGAGAGCAGACATATAACGTTCCTGATGATTCCTGTTTAGCACCTGGTACAGTGCATACCTCGTCATCCCATAGAGATCTGCAGTTTCCTGAAGACTCTTGCCATCGGCAATGTGATTGCAGAAGGCTTCCACCTGTTCATCGGAATACTTACGATTGCTTTTCTTTGGCTCAGTCATTATCTCAACCATTCTGGAATAGATTCATCAACATGGGTTTTCATCCAAGACTGGCAGATGAGTTTGTTTCCATCCAAGACCACTTTCAGGGAGTGATCACGTTTACGGACGATATTGGTCACGACTTCTGCCATTTCTTGTAAATCGTCCATTGATTCTTGATTTTCGGGGATTATCCAATGATTAGGTATATAAAATATCGATCCAAGGCGACAAAACTCGCTAAATTCAAGAATTTCGCATTCTCCGCATAGTACATTGAAATCCTTGGTGTTTTTGCAGTTTTTGGCCTCACAGACACCTAATTTGTTCCAACTTTGTTCCAACTTTGTTCCAGCTATTTTACCAAAGTTGGAACGCTGTAGGCCAGAATCTGTCTGGCCTCCAAGGTTTTGTTCCAACTGTTCCAACTTTTTCCCCAGATTATTTATATTATTGAGATTATATATATTCATTATTCTTCTATATTTTCTTGTATTTCTATTTCTCTCTTCACGTAATAAATAAAAAAAAGATGGAACAGATGGAACAGTTTTCTCTACCCCTTGCCGTTACTGGGCTAGACCTGTTCCCACTTCACTTTTAAAAGGTGGAACAAGTTGGAACAGAGTGGGAACATTTTCATCATGGTCTCTTGAGTCAGAGCATCATTACGCCAACGTACTGGCGGACGAGACTGGTTCCTTCTCTTGCTCGTTTGACTTCCACACCGAGAGCAGCAAGGTCTGCGGTAATTCGATGAGTGGACTGCATTCGATAGCCATTTTGTTCACACCATTCCTTGTACTTCTCAATGAAGAAGGACTTCTCAACATTACCGATAGGATCACCGTCTTCAGTTGTTTTGATCTCGCAGCATTCTTCCAAGAATCCACGGAACGGATGAGTCTCTAGTCTGAACTTCTCATGTTCCTGTGCCATTGATTTGGAATGTGTCAGGTTCATGTTCTGGTTGATCATTCTGATCAGTCCGAGCAGTGCCCAGTTGAAGATCCCAGGCAGTTCATCCTTGAGCTTGTAAAGCAGAGCAGGATCTCGTTCATGGTCTTCAAAGAACCGCTGGAATCGGACGATGTCGAAACGTCGATAAAATCCTTCAGAGTGGTCTCTAGTAGGATTGAACTTGTTGGCAGAGAAAAGGATTCGGGCAAAGGGTTGGAACTCAAACGGGTCATAGTGTTTGCGTTCGGCAACGGTGTGTTCTCCTGCGACGATCTTCTTGAAACTGGTATGGATGACGGTGTTGGTGTCTACATCGCTACAGATGTTGGCTAGTTTCCCTTGCAGTCCTCCGACCTTAAACCGATCAAACATCTCTGCGAGTTCCAGGCTGGAGACATTGGCAGATCCAATGACTTCTCGGAGTGTTTGAAGGAAAACGGACTTTCCATTCTTTCCATCACCGACCAGCATCAGACATCGTTGCAGAGAGACATCGGGAACAAGACAGTATCCACACCATTCCTGCAGTCGTTGGATCGTATCCTTCTCCAGTTGGACTTCTTCTAGGAATGCTTTCCATCTTGGACAATCGGCAGACTCATCATAGTCATAGTCTCGCAGGATCGTCGTATGATCTTCTGCACTCCACTGTCCTTTACGGAACTCTCCAGCATCGAGGTCCAAAGTGCCGTTACGGAAGACCAGCAGTTTTGGGTTATGATCAAACTCAATCAGGTTGCCTTGTTGGAGGATCATCTTGGACTGAGACAACGTGTCCTCAACATGGGAGGAGCGTAGCATTCCCTCTTCAGCACCTTTGCCTCGGCAGACCAGACGACGGATCTCTGCCTTGGCAGACTCTGGTTCCAGTCGTTCCCAGACCTTCCCATTGAACTGCCAGAGGTCTGGATGTTGATACACTCGGTGTTGATGGGAGAGAACCCAAGACTCTGCAGCAAACTGACTGGAGAAACTGATTGCACCCTTTTCGCTGATCTTCCACCAAGAAGCAGGAATCTCTGCAGGTTTGTCGAGGACAGACTCAATCTGATCACGGACCTGATCTTTACCAATCTGGGCAACCAGGTCATTGAAATCTGTTCCAGTGTCTGATCCGTCAGGCCATTTAGGAGCAACCCAACGCAGGGAAAATTCCTGTGCCAGTTTCTCGGCTTCCTCCATTCCTCGATTTCGATCCTTAAAACGGTCATCATCAGCACAAAGCAGAACCTGTGTCTGACTTGTGAACCGAGGCAAAACGGCCTGCAGGACAGGTTTGAGGTTCCCCAGATTAAAGGCAACGACCACAGGGCATCCAGTACACTCATGAAGACTGGCAGCCGTTGCAAAACCTTCACAGATCAGCAGGACCTCTGGGGTTACTTCATCAGGGTCTGTTCCGATCCAGAAGAACCCACCACGGGCCTTTCCATTGGGTAAAAATAGTTTGTTGCCATCGTCATCAATGTACTGCAGGGTTTGGATCTGCTGTCTCTCATTCATCAAGGGAAGGACCAGACGATCCTGATTATCGTCACGTTTGAAACGAATCCCATTGGGTCCAATTCCTTTCTTCTGCAGGTACGGATGATCTGCAGGAGCATCTACGGACTTCTCCCAGATTCTCGTGGCATACTCTGCAGATTCTTCGTACTTCTGCCGTTGCAGCTCTTCCTGCTTGGCTTTCAGTTCCTCATGGATCTTCTGAGCCTGCTTGTATTCCTTGGTTCGTTTGTCGGTGGTTTCCAGATTGGTCCAGACATATTTTCCGCCCATCCGCCAATCTCCAAAGACAAGGACCTTCAGGTCTCCGGTATCCTTTCCGGTGTACCATCCAGCCTTGTCCATTGGTTTGCCGTTGGCAGAGAACCGATGAATCTCCTCGTCAAAGAAGATTTCATCGGGTGGAGTCATGCCTTTATGTCTGATCACCTCATAAGGGTCAGAATAGAACATCCTCTTCCTCTTGGGTGGCAATCTGCTTTTCTTCCTTCACTTCCTTTGGTTTCTCCAAGGGAGTAACGGACCCTTCAAAAACCTGCTCATTCTTGAACAGACGGGTGAAATCGTACTTGCTGGACTTGATCTGATCACGGACATCCTTGGGCAGTTCGGCCTTTCCCACAGGGACAACACTGTACTTGGTGTTTACCCCTGACCCGTTCTTACGGATCTTAATGTCATAATCCTTTGGATCTTCCCAGTCAGGATCAGCGAAAAGTTTCAGCAGGTCGTTGCGAATGCTAGCCTGGGTGAATTCAAAGATTTGGGGTCTCATCTCTTCCCAGTTGTAAACCAGCAAGGCCCAGAAGTGTTTGACATCATCGTACTCCCTGGCTTCCAGTTCTGCTCTGGCCTCATCGCTGTATTCCACTCGGTGACAGATATTCTTCTGTGCTGTACGTTCCCAGGAACTCCATCCCATGATGGCAGTCTTGGGATAATCAAAGTTTCCAAGAACACGGATCTTGACAGGTCGATCCATGTGATCAGATTCAGGAATCCTTGAGGGGTTCAGAAAGTCACCTCCTGCGGAGGGTGCTTTGTAGGATTTGGGCAACCAAGCCATCTTTACCTATTTGTTTAGTGTTTTGTTTACTGATTCTCTATAGCCAAATGCTCACGCAGGCTGGGAATCTCTTTGCGTTTATCACTAGCCATCATGGATAGACTTTTCAGACGCACAGCAACCTCTCGGTGACGGTGTTTCTGATGGTCATCCAGTTCCTCAAATCGGGTGAAGGACACTCGACGTTGAGCCTTGTCCAGCATCTTGGAGAGGTGCTGGTGCAGTTGCCTTTCAGCAAGTTCCGCCTGCTCAGAAGGAGGAACCATGCGGTATCCTTCTGTGCGGACGTTTACCAGATCGATCTTATGATCTAACAGCAGATGGTCACGGAATCCCGTGAAGTGCTGCAGGAACTCGATCTGACGTTTCTTATATGCCTCAACAGAGATACCTTCCTGATTTGGATGGCATTCAAAGAGGTCATAAAAGAACTGGTGAGGGATCAGCTCACCAATCTCATAGAGTTCCAGAATCTCCTCAACTCTGGCTTTCCAAGCAGGGTAGACGGTGAGCTTTTCCATTAAGCGGCCACCTCTAAATTGAATTTGCCGTAAGTAGGACGGTAGTCACAGAGACCAACCAAACGACCTCCAATCTCCAGAAACTGCTTCACCTCAACCGCATCAAGTTGGGATGGATCAATGGCAACCTGAAACTCTGCGGCCCATTCATCAAAGAAAGGTCTGGTGCGGATCACAGTGGATCGATTGACGGTGACAGGTCTGCGGTCCCTAAATCCCTTTCTATATAAGGATGGGATGTCGGAGGGTCCGTCAAAAATCAGTTTGATCTTGTCCTCTACGGTTTGCAGAGCACGGGTCACGGTCTTGCCTTTCTTAGAGAACTTTGCAGCTTCTCGTAGAAGTGCATCCATGCAACGGCCTGGGATGTAGGGACCAATCTTTGGGTCATGGTAGATACCGGCCTGGTATTCAATGAAGGCCAATTCCTCATGGTGTTCATCGGTCTTGTTTCGTACAGACGAAATCTTCTTCATCTGTTTTGCTAATGGATGCAACGGATCACAAGCGACATTGTTGTGCATCATCAATGGGGTTTCCCCCTTAATTTGGAAACGTAGAATTTCCATAGTGATTACCTTTTCTTGAGTGAGAGAGTGAGAGTAGGGAGGCGATCACGCCTCGCCACTCCAAGTGTGTATAATTCTAGGTCCTGTCTTGCCGGGTCCAGCCCTACCAAACCATGCCAGGCCTGGCATTGCCCTGCCCAAACGAACCAAAACCCAACATAGTAGAACCGAACAAGCCCGATCTCAGCAGAACGCACCTCAACTTAACTAACCCTGACATGACACACCTTGAACCCTATCTAACGATAGGAGAGAAAGACCTTTGGTCCCTCTATTCTGTCGTTAGCCACACCGCAACGTGTCATAACGCACCGCAACTAACCAAATCAGACCCCGCACCACCATACGCCACCGCACCAAACATCGGCGTACACCACCTCGATCCCATCTAACGATAGGAGAGAAGGACTTTTAGTCTTTCTGCCGTTAGCCAAGCCTTGCCATATCAAACCGCAACCTACCTTGCTCCACAGAACCCGACCCAAACAGGCAGCACCTCAACCAACCGGAACACATACCACCTCACACTACCTCGATCCCATCCAACGACAGGAGAGAGACCCCTTTAGAATCTCTCTTCTATGGTTGACCGCACCCCATCGCATCATATCCCAGCACACCTCAACTGACCTGATCCGACACAGTCTCACCAGACCTAGCCCAAAAGGATTAAATTCTGATATTGTGTTGACCTCACCGCATCAAACCCGACCGCATCAAACCCGACCTTATCGCAACTTACCGTGACACAGCCCACCCAAATGTAGTTTTGGAATAGGAGACCAGCACCTTCTCGCCAGATCCCATAGGCGTTATCAGTTTGGATTGAAGAACCTCGTCGTCGTTACCGTGTCAGCAGAACGTCGAGCGCATTGACAGCTTTATGCTGAGAGGACCCAATAGCGTAATTACATCCTCTGATTCTCAGTCCGTCACTGGTCTCTACCAGACCCACAGGATGGGCCTGATGCAGATCAGTGGGTGGGGAGGTGCTGACATCGTAGGGGGAGAAAACTATAAAAACCCCCGTATTGATTAGGTGGTACATGAATGTAGCGGAATTTGTTTAGGGAGGACTCCGCTCACCACTTTGCCCAGCACCGTTAAATTTCTAATTCGATCAATTCCTCCTCATCTTCATTGATGGTTGATCCAACTGCCCAAATCGGGTGCAGATACTTAGTGATCGTCTTGCCCTTCTTCAGATAGGCCCAGATTTCCTTGGCATATGCTGTATCTGCAGGACAATCTCGGATCTGAATCGATGAGTCGTCCCATTTCTTCTGCAGTTGAACCAAGTTCTTCTGTTCCTTCTCCAGTTCATCAATCTTTTCTTGTCTCTTTCCTACCTGATACCCACCTCGGCATTTGTGGGAACAGAACTTTGCCATCGACTTCCGAGTTCTGGGTTTGAACTCCCCTTTGCAGTGCAGACACTTTTTAGGTCGAATGGGTGAGTTCTGGGTTGCGAGTCGTCCACGTTCCCGTTGGGCATCCGAATTACAACTTGCGGAACAGTAGACATGGCGGGAGTGCTTCTGCTCAAAATGGAAATTGCAGGACTTGCACTTCACCACCTTCTTCTCTGGAACCCCACGGACTTTCCAATTAGTTCGCTGTGCTCTCTCCTTTCTTGCCTCATCAAAACAGTCAGCACTGCAGTATTTCTGGTGACTCTTTATCTTCGTATAGTCACTTCCACATTGCAGACAGGCCACAATCTGGGGAGGCTTTCTGGGGTTCGATTCCCAGCATCTCCGTCCACAGAATCGATGGGATAGAGTCTTCGGTTTGAACATCTCCCCGCAGGTTTCGCAGGGTTTCGGTGGTCGATCCTTCAGATACAAACCGAGTCGTGACCTCTCCAACTTCGACTGATACGAGCACTCCGCACTGCAAGTGATGGATCGAGGACTCCCGTAAAATTCCTTCTTGCAGACGACACAATTCTTGGGTGGATACTTCCTCCCAATCCTTCTGTTCCGCCATTTCCGACTGCATTCCTCACTGCAGGTTTTTGCTCGTCGATCTGCCTGAAAGATTTCTTTGCAGACGATGCACGGTTTCGGATTGACCGACCGATACTTCAGTTTTTCCTGCTCTAGTTTGTATTCTCTGCTGCAGATCTCCCCGCAGGTTTTCTGTCGTGCTACTAGGGGGATGTACTTCATCTCGCACATCACA